GTCATATATCCACTCAACACCTTCATAAATACCATTTACGAAAGCTTCCGGGGCAGAAGGATCAGAAACAATATCGGCAGCAGTAATGAGCATGAAATCATCAGAGACATAACGAACTCCATTACGTTCTGCCAGAGAACCAACCCCTCTAGAAGAAACACCAAGGCGAACTCCCTCATTAATGAGTGCAGCCGCAATCTTGCCCATTGGCGTGTGCTCAAGAATCTTGGCCTTGCCAATAAAGTTGTTTCCTTTTGGTTTAAGTGAAACAATCATGTGAGACACCCGATCAAGATTAATTGCCGGGCTATTGGTTGGATGACACAACTCACCAAGAGCCATATTACGATCTACTTTTTGCTCTACATAACGATTAACTTCATTGAGTAGAGTTTCATAAGGATAGCATCTACCATTTCTATTTTGGATATCCGCCTGAAGAAAGATTCCTTCAATGTACATAGACTTCTTACCGTTTTTTTCTTCGGTAATGAATTCTACGTCGGTGATTTCTTCTGTGATTAGTTTCATATTCTTAGTTGGTGAATCCTACTTTATTAACTTTAATTGGGTGACTCGTATAAATCACGTCAGTTGGTAGTTTCTGTAGAAATTCGGTTGAGGATTTTCCAATACTAAATGAAACAGTAGTTGCGGCACCGACCGAACTAGCCAGACTCACTGTAACTACGTTGTTCGTATTGTCGTTAAACAAACGAATACATGTAGCAGAGTTTAGAGTCGTGGCTGTTTCTGGTGTAGTTGGAGTATCAACTTGAGTGTCAATAATTTTTGTGAGTTGCATTATTTTAATATATTAACTATTTATAAACTATTTATTCAGTCTTCTTCTCTAAAAAGAGAAGCAGCAACTTGAGGCTTCATATCATGAATCATATCAGAAGATTTCATATAAAGAATATCTTTAATTTTATCTGTAATCTGATATGGTTGTTCATCGGCTGCAATTAGATCAATTAGATCTTTAATATCGTCCATTTTTAATCTCCTTTGTTTATACTATTTAGATTATGCCACCTTTAGGCATTTCTACTGAAGAGGCATTGGCTTCTGGTGTAGTTGGGACTTTGCCCATGGCACCATTAATGTTGTTTCCTTGATCAGGTGGAAGTTGTTGATCTGGTTGAATCGGAAGTCCTGTATTTGGATCTACAGGTATGTTTGGATCTGGAATAACTCCTTCTTCAATCTCTTTTTTAATAAGTGCATCCTGCTCAACGATCTCTTCGTCAGTTTGGCGAAGGACCTTTCTACGGACATAATCTTGAGAAAAGTATTTTCCAATATATTGTTCAGCCAGTGTTAATGAGTTGAGTCGATCTGCCAGAAGTTCAGAATCCTTAAGCTCGGCAAAATGATTGTCATAAAGAAAATCATACTGAATGTGCTCTGACATCTTCTTCCAGTCTTCTGGAGTCACAATATTCTTTAGAATCAATTGAGTGCGGAGCATATCATTAAAAAGTCTGGAGAATCTTTTGCGAAGTCTCCCCACGAACTTACTAAATTTCACTTCATCACGAAGAATTTCAGATGATTTACCTAGATTGAATCCACCATCTCCGGCAATTCTAGATGAAGGTACATTTAGATCAGAATATAATTTCTTTTGGAAATAATTAATATCTGTGATCTCACCTAGATTCTGTCCACCGGGAAGAGTATCAATTTCTGTACCACGCCCACCTTCTCTTCTAGGTAACCAGAAGTCTTCTTGCATTGACATGAACCTACGATCGTCTCGGATTTCTCCAGTCGTTGAGTTATATACCTGCTTATTACGATAACGAGCCATAACTTCGCGAAGATATTGCTCCGCCTTGACTTTTGGTAGATTACCAACATCAATATAAAAAATTCTTCGTTCTGCTGCCCGACTAAGACGATAAATCACCAATGAGTCTTCGATCATGCGAAGTTGATTGAGTGATTTAATTGCCTTATTTAAATAAGAAAGAACTGTTCCTTTATTACGATCAATTAGACCCGATGTACAATAGGTGATTGAATCTGCTGCTATCTTAATACCCTTGTCAGCAGATCCGGTTCCGATGTCACCAATACCAGAAGCACCAACCGGATACGAACTTTTTGGATCATAAATAAAGAATTCTTCAATTTCCGGGAACTTGAAGTTCATTGGGTTACGTTCAGGAGATCCATAATCCCTCATTGACATCGGGGTCATGTCCTGTTTTTTCTGCCTTTTTTCTCTGCGAACATGACGAATTTTCATGGCATCAATATATCTTAATTCTTGAATGCCATCAGTTGGCTTCTTAAGATCTACGACTTTGTGATAAAAGATTCGTCCATCCACATACCAGTTCCTATAAATTTCATGGCACTTCTTATCAAAATCCAATAGTTCTAAAATATATTTGAATTCTTCTCTGATTTTTTGTTTGATTCCGTCACTGGCATTCAGATTTGATAACTCGATCTGAATTGGAGAATCATTTGTGTCAGATACAATAGCCTCATTAACAATGTCTTCAATGGCACTATCTACTTCTGGGTGAAGTGCCATTTCTCTATATCGCTTTAGGAGATCAAATTCTGTTCTATAAACTCCTTCAATGTCAATATAAGAACCGAAAAATCCTGCTGTCAGATAATGATCAACCCCATCCTCGTCATTTGGAGGAATGGGGGACAGAGCACTTTTAGGTAACCTATCGTCATCTTCAATGGAAAATCCAAATAACTTTGCCATATTTTAAATCAAATCCACAATTTTATCTATTTATGATTACTGAATAGGAGTGTTAGCCAGATCCGGTGAAGTGCCAATCGTAAAGTATTGATATTGAAATTCTACAGGGAATTTTTCAATGTCATTGCCTAGTTCATAAGAAAGGGAAATTTCCCCGATGTTAGATGGATATAGATCAACGAATGTATAAGTACGAAGCGGAGTTGGATTTGATCCACTGACAATATCGGTAGTCGTGTCATTCTGAGTTGAGAATCGACCCTGATTGGCGCCGCGACCATATTGATTGACGGTGGCATTTACCATATAAGAACTGGGATTCGTGGCTCCAGTGGCATTACCGAGCTGATTAATGCCGTTCATCCACTGTTCAAAGGCAGTGCGAATTGCAAAGTCCTCATCGTTGATAATGGTGACATTCCAGGTAGCAAATGTTCGGTCGCCAGGCACTTTGAGTGTCCTGCCGCGCCAAGGAACTTCAATTGTATTAACAGAAGAAGCGGGCATAGTTGCAGATTCACACATACAACTAAAATTAGTTGCCACCTCGTTGGTATAACCAGTGACAAACTGAGGCATTGTCGGAATGACTACCTCAAATAGATTGGGGCGAGCGCCACCGCCCCGTAGACGTGATTTGAATTCGCTTATAGTTCTAAAAGCCATTTGTTAGTTCCTCTGTTGTATAATTATTTAATGAATATCAAACTCTACCAATTACTTCTTCAAAGCTAACTCCGGTACGAGTTGCAACGAAGGTAAGAGTTACATAATCAATAGCTTTAGTTGGCTTTAGATAAATATCAGCCCGAAACTCATTATTATCAATGACATCTGGAGTATTATTGGAGTCATCGCAGACAACTCGGAAGTCATATAGACCTCGTTTTGCCTGAATATCCTTCAGATATGGAGTTACAGTATTGACAAAATTAGCCCGAGTAATATCATCATTAATATTGAACATAACAGACTGTGCAGTTCTCTGTAAAGATTGTTCAATGGTTAGGAACAGATTACGAACATTGATTCGATCAAAGGCAGAGGCATAAGAAAGGGCAGTCTTATCACCGTGCAGAAGAATTCCAGAACCAGGAATGCTCAGAATGGCATTAATTCTTTGTGAGTAGAGTTGATCTTGCTGAGACTTATTTGGATTATATGCAAGTTTAATTGCATTATTCAGAACGCCTCTTTCTTGACCAGCCGGAGAGAACCAGGGATATGTGTTAATGGCGGTTCGTACCATTAAGCCGGCAACGTCGGCATTACAAGGAAGATAAACAAATTTATTATTGAAACGGTCATAAGTGTACTTATAACCGCTATCAAAGACTGCATATGACGTTGAGGAAAGTGAACTAAAGAAAGAAATAATATTATTAGTCTGTGTATTAGTATTACTCACATTAACAACACTCTGGCGATGAGGAGAAACCACGGCCAGGCAATCCTTTCTCAAATCGGCAATTGACATAATATACTGGGCCTTGGCCTTTGACTCATCAACTGAATCAAGACCAGGCCCCATCAGAAGATAGTCAACCTGAATTTCTGATTTATTAGAGAATAGATCATGAGCAACATTTAGATCGCCAAGAGTTGTTTTAAAGCGAGTGCTATCGGTTGTTCCATAATCGGCACCACCTTTAAGAGTGTATGTGACGTTACCAAGAACGCTAAATTGAGCACTCTGAGCCTGAACGTTCCAGAGACCATCTGCAGTTGTCAGTCCTACACGAGTTTGATAGACAACTTCGTTATTATTTTCTTCTGAAGGATTATCGCCGACATAAACATAATTTGAATTCTGTGCCAGATATTCTTTCCACCAAATTCTCTGAGGCGAATTTACGGCAGATACAGTGTCGTTTGCCTTGGATAGTTCAATGTGCTTTTCTAGAATGTTACCCTGAACTCCGGTGATCTTACCGCGATCGTCCACTACAACTACGTGAATAGCATCATTCTTGGCTCCACGATCGCGGGCATACTGAGTCTCTGTCGGGCGGGGTGCAATATTTTTCCAATAAATCGTGTTATTTTCTAGATTTAGTGTTTGCTCAGAATACCAATCTGTGCGGGCACTTACGGTTAATGTGGTTGTGCCAATACCAATTGCGGTATTTGAGAAACGATTGACTCCATTTTGTTGATATTCAATGTTCGTTTCTGTTCCGGCCGTGGAAACATGAGTAAGAATTTTTGTATAGACTTGACTGGAGGTCGTATTGATACCAGTAACAATGCCTTTAAAATAACCACTTAGAGACGAAGTGGTCCCGTTGCCTACGATTACAGTACCGGCCGGAACAGTCTGAGTAACAGCTAATCCAACAGTAAGACTGTTTGTGCTATTGACAGTAAGAATCTGATCTGCCCGGTTATCAATAACACAGACTTTTAGGTCAGTTGCCCAGGCACCTGGATTCTTGGCAGCAAATACATAATTTGCAGTGTCATCAGAATGATTAATCAAATAGTCATCAAAGTTTTGAATCAGAAGATCGGCCTGACCAACAACAGATTCCCCATTAGCATTACGAGCAGCATTGGCATTTACAAGATTGCTGCCACTGGTGCGGACAATCTTCATTACACCACCGTAAGACAAATATGAACTGGCGCTCATCCAATATTCATACTGACCACTCAGCTGACTCGGTTTACCAAAAACATTAAGAAGTTCTTGTTCTGTAGTAATATCAATTGCCTGATTTACAGGGCCAAGTTGAAATGGGCCAGCCAGAGCACCTACATTATTAAGAACATTGTCCGCTCTACCAACAGTTAAATCAACCTCACGGACAATTACACCCGGAGATAGTTGAGGAGTCGCCATTATTTTATTCTCCTGATTATATCAGTTATCTAAAAATATTTATGGAAACGTCAACTTTGAGTAGATCAATCAACTAAATCAACAAATTCACATTCATATTGTTGTTTCCAGGCATTTTGTCCTATATGCGCTAGCATCCATTCCTTAAATTTTTGATCTCTACCAGGAATATCATCCCAGGTAACTTTTATTGGATTGAAATTATTTGATCCATTTATTGCATCAGAATATAATTTGTAGAATTTATGTTTTGTACCAGAGGGTGTACTCATGATAATACACTTACCCATCCCAGCAAGTTGAATCGGGAGCATAACATCAACAAACCAATCAGCTTTTTCGGTTCGGGCATGTGCAAAGTCATCATAAATTAATAAGTCAAAACTATTACCATGATCTACTGAAATAGTGATGCTAGAACCACTTTCAAATACAATTGTATCTTTGGTTGATTCTACAATATTATGTTGTAGGTATGTTGGTAGATTGGTGTGCATTTTTTTAATTAACCAAATAATATCAGTTGCTCCCTGGTAATTATACGATAATACTCCAATGGCAACGTTACTATTAAAAATAGCATAATGTAGGGCATATGCAGCTAGCAACATGGTTTTACCAAATCGCCTGGGAGCACAGCAGATATTTAAATTATGAGTATGAAATTCATTGATTATTCTTTTTTGTGGGTCCCGTAACTTAAATGGGTCGACAGATTCACATCTACGAAGATCAGTTGGGGATATCAAAAGCGGAGTTTTAACATGTGTGTCAATGAAGTAAACCGGATCATTATGTGATCTGTTAATTTCTTCAATTTGGTCTTGGGGTATCATTTTACTTTTCTGTATCGGCTTTCTATTTATAGGTCACATATAATCCCACATATATTGCATATTCCCATACTCATCAATGGGAATGTCAATAATGTCTGGGTTAGTGCCAAGATCTGATTTTTTAATTCTCAGCCAATTATCATTGTCTACATATCCATCCTCAATAATAAAGCCATCATCATCGGTTATACCATCAGAAATAAATCCGAACGGAGCCATATCCTGGTCCATCTGATTCTGCTTTTCTTCGTATAATCGACTTCTAATGTCGGTATCTGTCATTTCTCTATAATAATCTTGGCATACGAGCCAGGCAAAGATCACCAGACACATTACAAGATCATCATTAGATCCATCTTCGGCCTCAAAGCTATTGTGCTTTTGAACAAATGTAGATAATTCAGAAATAGTATCATAATCATTGACGATCAACTTATCTTCTTCAATTAGGGCCTTTAGGTTAAAACAGCCAACCTTTTTTGTGGTCTTGGACATTTTAAGTCCGAGCTGTACTTTAATGCCAGAAAATCCTTGACCAAGTATCTGACCGGCTCGTCCTCTCATGGAACACATGAGCAGATTTGGATATTCCAGATCATAATGAAGACCAGATGCAACCTGATTTCCCATGCTGTTAACTTCGCATAAAATATGGGCCATATTATAGGCCCGGGCAGTATCATTAATAATATATGGGAACATAATTGGCTTTATCTCATTATTTTTATACTTACCGACCATTCTGTATGGTAATCTGGTAATGTCAATAATTATAAATGCCGAATAGTCTTTGTCTACTCCCTCGGCCACGTCCACTGTCATGACATATTGATGATTCTTAATTGGTTCTTCATAAATTTCAAGACCATTATGAGATTTAATTGGAGTATCTTGTACTAAATTTCCTAGCTTGGTTCCAGAGATTAACGTGTCAACCGATCCAAGAAATTCGCAATTATGAGAAACAATGTTATTAGAATAATATAGATGATCAGTGCCTGAGTTGACAATATCATATAGATCTATTTTTTGTTTTATGATTTTACGTTTTTTAAGGAATGTTCCACCTTCTTTTGTGACTACCTCTGTTTTCTTATCTAGATCCTTTGCCATTATGATCCCTTCAATTGTTAGGATCGGGTGGTTAAGGGAGCACTTTAATTCGTTATCATCTTCAAATATCAAATGAATATACTGATCCTCAGTAATTTTATTAACTCCCAAGAAGTCTTCATATCCATTGGGAGTTAATATTTTTATGTTTTGTTTATTTAGAAGTACACTATCTGGTAAGTTCATTATGTTAGGAATTTTATGCACCTATTTAGTGTTTCTTGTGGGTCATTGCAATAGTCTCTTTCATTTATTCTTAGTATTTCATATCCAGCTTCTGTTAAGAATTTATCTCTTAGTTTATCCTTTTCTTGTATATGTTCAAAACTATGCCAATATTCGCCATCGAATTCAATGTTCTTATTACCTAAACAAAAATCTAATGAAAAATGATACTTGTTTATGAATCCATTACTCTCTACTTTTCTTTCTCTATTTAATTTAGCAAATTCAACTTTTTCTTTCTGAGTTTCATCTAAATTGTTGTATATTTCCCAAAATAATTTTTGCGAAACATTTGAATGACAACTAAAATCAAATGCCAAACTAAATCCCTTTTTACTTAATTGTAGGTCTGATCTACCGTATCCTTTTTCTATCGTATAAAACTTTAATACTTCTCCCGTTTCTTTGCAAGTTGGGATATAGTCTTCGGAATAATCATGAATAATTCTATAAACTCTCTCCGTAATTTTCTTACTTTGTAGTGTATGGTCTTTGGTATGTTCTAGAATAGAGTTATGGACATTTGGGTCATCATATATAATTTGCTTAGTGAATCCTTGGTTATTCAAATCATACATAGACAAAATTTCTTTAATCCTTTCAATACTATAGAGGATTTTAGGAATTTCAATTTTATTGAGTATTCTTCTTTTTATTTCTTCAAGTGGGACATTATACTTAATCTCGATCTCTTTAAATGATAGACTTGATAAGTCTTCAATCAATTCATCCTGATTAATAAAGTGTTTAAAATATGTAATGTCAATTCCATATTCAGACATTAATTTGGAAATGTATCCACGAGATGATTTTAATTTTTTGGCAATTTGGGAAATTGAATTATCTTTATATAGTTGTATCAATTCTTCCTTTGAAGGTGGTTTCTTAGTCTTATTAATTCTGTCTTTTGCTAATTCTGACTTGCTCTTTGATTTAATATCATACTTTTTAAATAATCTTCCGATGACTTGCCTTGTCTTAAATCCGTATTTCTCGGCAATCTCTTGTTGAGACATATTTAAGACATAATGATATTCAATTAATTGTTCCTTAGTCGGCCACATAAATGCTTTTTCGGTGGTTGGAGCATTATAGCATAGATTCATAAAGTTCGCCAATAGGTACTTTTTGTCTTATTCCGTCTCGTTCAATCTCAATTTGAGTCTCATATAAGACCGAACAGAACTCCTGGTTAAATTGGGCCAAACTTGTGTTGGCGATAGTTTCCTCCCTAAACTTCTCATCACGCCCAGGTACATCATTCCAACGAATCTCAATGGGATTATATTGAGACTCACCCTTCTTGGCCTTCATCCACATCTTATAAAAATGATTCATACCTAAAGGCGTACTAACAATAATAACCTTTGAACTATCACCAGAAATAATCGTTGGATAAACAGAGTTGAAAAATGAGTCGGCTAATTGATTCGGTACGAATGCAAACTCATCGAGAAAGATCACGTTATATGTTCGGCCCCGTACAGAAGATGCAGATGTAGATTCGGCGAATATTCTGGACTTATTCTCTAACTCAATTGAACCTTTATTCCAGGATAAAACTCCGTGCTGTAGCCACTTTGGTAAATTTTCATATGCAGTCTGAAATCGCTGAAGAATATCTCTAGAAGAAGATGCCTTGTTTGATAGAACGGCAATATTTGCATCAGAATTAAAAATCGTATAATGAAGTAAATATGCAACTACTGTAGTAGATTTACCTACCTGACGAGGAAGTTTACAAATATTGAATCTATAATTATGAAAATCACGGAGCATTCTTTCCTGAAAATCCCACATTGTAAATGGCTGAAGTCCATGATCAAGAGTCACGATCTTCACATACTTATTGGCAAAATAAACTGGATCTACAGAACAGCGAGCAAATTCTATAACTTGTTCATTTGTAAATTCAAGTTCAGAATTTGCCTTTTTTAATAAAGGATTACCTAAATAATATTCTTCTGCCATATATTACCT